TTGAATATGTTTTATCTGACAGGAAATAGTGAAAATGTGGTATACACCTCTGTAAGTGCTGTGAAGGAATTGTCCTCACCAACTTATTTGATGAGTTTGACTCATTCCCAAACGGGAAGGAAATGGTCTTTTATACCCCAAAATATCACACCACAGAGTGGAACACCCTTCAACCAAAGGTATGACCTATTCAAGTTTGATTTGGTTGACCAGAGCACACCAGAAGACCTCACAGGGGGGACAAAGGCTTGGTATTTCCAACAAATGCCATTTCATTTGTATCAAGATTCAAGATATTCGGGCACATCACAAGGATATTTGGTAATTAGACCGATTGTTGATTATGTTTTTGGATATTACAATTACTATTTTGATTTTGACAATACAACTGAACAGATTACTGGTGCCACTGTGACATTGGATGGTATTTCTTTACCAGCAACAATTCTACCATTCTCAAGTCCACATGGAAATGGATGGAGTATTCAAAATGTCATAAACACCAATTTGGATAAAGATGGACTATTGCAGATTCATTTTGAGACCAATTTGGGTAATGTTGTGGATGAGAGTTACTATGTGTGTTCATTAAATACGGTCAGTGATTTTCAACCTTGGCAGTATTATGGATTTCCAACATTGAGTAATCCCAATACCACTTTCCCTATCACATATCTTGATACACCAAAGATAAGGGTTGATGAGATTGGTGAGTTCAGGTATTCAATTTACGAACAAGCAAACCCAATAAACCTGAATACCTCTTTGGCATTTAACCAATTGGAGGTTGGACTGGCATACATCACTGAAGGGTTCACGGACATCTATTACGAGAGTTCTGACCCCTCTGATGTGTATAACCCCTGACTTTGAGAGAAAGTTGATTAGAATTGAGATATGATTGAATATTTGATTTTTGACACAGAAGAAGAAAGTTTTGAGTGTATTGGTAAACTCAAAGATAAAGGTGCTCACATGCTTATTGATTTTCCTGTTGTATTTGGAAAACAGACCACAGAAGAATTGTTCTATTTGGTATTGGTGATGGAGGATTACAGATTTCTCTTGGAGGAGAAATATTTAACACAATTACTGACGAGCATACCAGAGGATATGCAGCCAGTTGTCTCACAATAAAAACAAACTATTTATTGATATGGATTTACAAGCATTCAATATCAGTCGTTCCAATCTTGTAAGAAACGAGGAGAAGGACTATAGAAATAAAGATTACTACCTTTGGGGAAGAAAGAATGATTACCCTCAATTCCTTTTGGACTTGAAAGAAAACTCGCCAATCCACTCGGTTGCCTGTGATATGACAGTTTCAATGTCGTATGGTGATGGTGTGGACATTGAAGGATTGGGAAATGTTTTGGTCAACAAGACAGAATCCCTTTCAACACTATACTACAAGATTTTGTATTCATTCTATCTATTTGGTGGTTATGCTCTTGAGGTGATTTGGAACAGAGAAAGAACAGCAATCGCTGGTTATTACTTCATTCCATTCCAAAATGTGAGAGTGGGAAAGATGGGTCTTGATGATATGTATCCAACGAGATTTTATGTTTGTGAAAACTGGCAAGACACAAGAAACAATCCAATCATTGAATATGGTTCTGTTGACCCTGATGAGAAAGGTCAAAGACAGATGTATTATTGGACGAGATATATTCCTTCAAACAACAAGGTATACCCTGTTGTTCCTTATCAATCAGGAATCAATTCAATCATCTTGGAGGGGGATATATTTTCTTACCATAGAAAGGCACTTGACTCAAATCTTACACCCCAACTTTTTGTTCAACTATTTGGGAATCCGACACCAAGTGAAAGAGAGGCAATCAAACAACAATTGATTGAGGCATATACAGGTGAGGACGGACAGAAACTTATGTTGGGATTTGCATCCTCACCAGAGGAAGCAGCACAGATTACACCCATCCAATCCACAGTTGGGGACAACTACTATGTGGATATTCTTTCATACGCTTCCCAATCGGTATTGACCGCTTGGCAGATTGCCTCACCAAAATTATTGTCCATCCATTCATTCTCATCTGATGCATTCAGTCAGAACGCAGAGGAAATCAAGGTGGCAACACAACACCAAATCAACTACACCATTAGACCAAAATTGAAGGAATTGAATATGGGATTGGAAGACATCTTATCGTTGAAATACAACCAAGATGTGACACTAATAAACAAGTTTACAAACTATTGGGACGAATGATATTCTTGACAACAGAACAGAAGATTCTTGACAGAACTCCACTCAATAACAATCTGCTTTCAGCGAACCTGAAACCAGCAATGATTTTGAGTCAAAAAATAAATGTCACACAACTCTTGGGAGACCGACTGGTAAACAAGATATACAACGATATTCAATCAGGGTCTTTGAGTGGTGTATACCAAACTCTGGTGGATGATTACCTCGTGGATATGGTTACATATTGGTCAGTGTATTATGCGTTGTCAGACCTTCTCTCAATGATTGGAAACAGGGGTATTCAGGTGGAAGGTGCCGAAAACAGTTCAGCGGCAGACATTTCAAGGTATAGAGAACTCCGTTCCAACTTTAGAAACATCGCAGAAGAGTTCTCACAAAGAGCCACAGATTGGCTTTGGAAAAATAGTTCATTATTCCCCGAGTTTGAGTTGGCAACCAGTGATGGTAAAGTCCCATCCAATATCAATGACAAATACTACGGTGGTCTCCAAATATGATATTACCCATTTACAACAGAGGTGAGAGTGAAGCGGGATATGTTCAAAGATGTCGTGCTTCAAGGGAGATGAGGGGATTACCTTTGGATTCAAGATTGAAAACCCAATTGTGTAGAGAACAGGTTGACCATGCAAGATTGTATTTGAGACAACCATTTAATGAGCAAAAATAAAGGGGAGAACCACATAACTCCCCTTTCACATTAAATAAACAACGCTTACACAATTTTTGTGGTTTTTATTTGCCCTTGTATTCTTTTTAATAATTCCAAACTTTTCTATTAACAATAGCACTTATTAAACGACTTGAAACCTCATATTTAACAGCTAATTCTCTTTGAAGAATATTACCTTCACTATATTCTTGTCTAATTTGATTTGCTATATCCAAAGTTAATTTAGCTCTACCATTATTTTCACCTTTGGATAAACCTTTTTCTTTTCTAACTTTTGATATTTTTTCTTTTTGTTCTTCGCTCATAGGGACATCTTTGTTATGTGATATTTTCCCTTTATTACTTTCACTAATTTTTCTTTTAGTTTCTTCACTATGCGATTTACCTAACATGTGATGCTTTCCACCATTTAAATAAAATTGTTTGCGTTTTTCACTAATCTTTTTTTTAGCATCTTCTGTAAGTGGTTTTCCACACCTTAATTTACCAGCAATAGATATTTTTTTTATACTCTCTTTTGTATGTTTCATACCTTTTCTAGACATTCTTTTTTTTGTCTCTTGTGGTAATTCATTCATAACAACTTTTAATCTTTTGCTTAATTTTTCTCTTGTTTCTTTACTTAATTTTTTACCTCTATGAGCCTCACCAATTCTTCTTCGCGCATCAACAGATTTACCAATTACTCCTTCACCTCCATCAGTCATATTAACAAGATTACCCAAACCTAAATCCCTTCTACCAAACTCTTTTATGTATTTAATTTCTAACTCACACGCTTCGTCCCAAGTTAAATCACTATGTGCAATTTCAATATAGTATCCATATTTTTTTACAATACCTTTCCAAAAATTACTTCTAGCTTGTGTAGATTTAGCACGAGCACGGGTTTTACCAATACCAACATAAAATATTTCGTTGGTGTCTTTGCGTCTGTGAAAATATACTATTGCCATCTTTTATTTTTTTCCTTTATACTTGTCTTGTAAATATTCTTCGTAAGCTGTAAATCGTCCTGCTAGTTCTTTACTATAACCTTCTGTTGCGAACCTTACCATAAGGTCTGTTCCTAAACAGATGTCTATTAGTTCGGGGCAAATCCCGCAGTTTTTGAAATGTTCTTGTATCAGTTTGGACTGATTTTGGAACACAATTTGCTTGTCTTTGTTCTGTGCCATTTTTCTATGTTTTTTGTTATATGATAAATGTAGTGAATTATTTTGAGAGTGTCAAATCAAATCATCCAACCAACCTTGTTTCAGTGCGTAATTGTATGCGGTTTGATTTTTGCGATACAATCCATTCTTTCC